GCACCCGGCATGCTTGCAGATGATCTGAAACCCGGATCCCACGCGCTGCGCCAGCTGCGCGCTGGCCACATCCGACGCATTGACCACGAACGTCCCGGTGTCCTCGCCGGACCCGGAGATGTGCATGGCGCTGTTCGGGCATAAAATGTGCGGCTTGTGCTGAGCCCGGCGACTGGTGAAAATCGACGGCGCCCGAGCGCGCAAGGCATCCACGATCTGAAAGCGCAACTGATGCTTGGCGGCCCAGACAGTCAGATCGACCGACGCACCATCGGCATCCTGCGCCACCACGTGCGCCCGACCGCCATCCTGAGCCCGGGCGGGCCGCGCAGCAGGCCGCACGGGCGCCGCCAGCAGATCACCCTCACCGGCCTGCTGCGACCCCGCATCCGGCAGGTCCCAAAGCGGCAGCAGATCGCCATCCAGCACCTGCACCGAATATGGCACCGGCACGCCGCCCTCAGCGCGAGTGCGAGGCAGATAGAACAACCGACTGGTGTCGGTGCAGGACTGATCGTGCCAGAGCCCCAGGGCATGCGCTGCAGCGCCCACCCGCTCCCGCCAGACCGCGTTCGCCCGGTCCTGCTCTGGACCAGCCCGACCAGGCGCCTCCCAGCAGCCCGCCAGGGGGATCATGATTCGAAATTTCGGGCACGCCGCATGGTGAATGACCACGTTTGCCCCGCGGACGTCGCCAAGCTCCGCGTTCTCGACGATGGCAGGAAGGTAGCCCCGCTTCGACAACATGAACTCAGCCGCCGTCCCGCCAGGATGCGCCTTCAGCCACGCGTCCCAGGCCGACAGACGCACCTCGGTCTCTGCGGTCAAATGCGACCACGTCGAGTGCACGATCGCCCGCCACCCCTGCCGCCGCAAAGCGGCCAGGATGTACTCTAGGTCGAACCCGCCATCGCTATCGAGCGTCAGCAGGCATATGCGCTGACTCTCCGAGAGCGTGCGCCGCGCCCCAGCGAAGGTGGCCGGCACGAAGCACGGCCCGTCTTTCCGCCCCGCCGGGCTTTCGGCGAACAGGCCGGTCAGCTGATTCCAGGTAAAAGTCCGCTTCGTGGTCCACGAGAAATCCTGGTGGCTCCGACCCATGGTCAGGGTGGTGGTCCACTCCTGCGGATCCTCGAAATCAGCCAACCGAACCATGTCAGACCGCCGGCATCGGGGGCGTGACACGCCCAACAGACTCAGCGATCATGGCCTGCTGTTGACACAGGCTGTCGACGTACCCGCCGCAGACCGTCTCGATGAACTGCTGCCACTGCTCCACCGACCACCGCGCCATGTCGGTCTTTTTGATCGACTCGATGAATTCGCCGCCGCGATCCGCCGCGGCCTGCAGCGCAACTTTCTCGTGCTCGTTCGGGTCCGTCATTTTCCGATACTCCTCACCCCACAGCCGCGCGCAGAGCGCGCCACACGTCACGACCACACGCGCCGCCCGATCGGATCGCAGCGGATGCCACCAGAGCCACGGCCAGGCGGCATCGACCGATCGGGCGCAGACGCGGCACCTCAAATCTGGTAACTGACGATCTCGGTGTATTTCCCAACCGGGCGCACCGCGATCGACGCCGGCTCGCGCAACAACTTCGCATTCGCAGCCTCGAGCGCCTCATTCACCGTTCGGGGGATTGGTTCGGCCGAGCGCTTGATCCACCAGGCCTCAGCCTTCTGGCGCGCGTAGCCGGAGTGCTCGAAACAGACCCACTCGCTGTGGCTGACGAGCCCGCAGTAATAGGTGACACGCATCGATGTCGGACTGCCCGCCTTCACATGGGGCGAGTAGATCACCTGCGTCACAGCGACCCACTCGGGCTGCAGCTGCGTCGAGAGCAGGGCATTGGTTGCAGCCTGCGGCGCCAGCTGCGTAGGCGCGGGCGGGAACTCGTACCCGCAGCAGACGCACTGCTTCGCGGCGATGTTGTTATAGGTCTCGCACTCCGGGCAGACCTTCACCGGCATCTCGCCGGCCTCGCCATCCTTCTCCTTCCGCGCGCCGTCGACCATGTCGAGCGGACCGTGCCGCGCGGTGTTGCCGGCGAAGTCGAGGACCAGGCAGTCCTCCTTGCCCGGCGCCAGCCGCGTCCCGCGGCCACACATCTGCACGTAGAGTCCAACGGATTTCGTCGGCCGCAGGAGCGCGATCAGGTCGACTCCAGGCGCATCAAACCCGGTGGTCAAGACGCCCATGTTTGTGACGGCGCGCAGCCGGCCGGCCTTGAACGCCGACAGGATGCGATCGCGCTCCGCAACCGGCGTCTCGCCCGTCACCGTCTCGCAGGAGAACCCAGCCTCGCGGATCGCGTCCCGGACGTGCTCGGCGTGCTTCACGCCCGAGCAGAATACCAGCCAGGAGCCGCGGTTCTCGCCGTGCTCAACGATCTCGCCGACCGCCGCCTTGGTGATCTCGTCCTTGTCGACGGCACTCTCCAGCTGGCCGGCGATGAACTCGCCGCCGCGCGTACCCACGCCAGACGTATCAAGCTGGGTCTGCGTGCGCTTCGGCACCACCGGGCTGAGATAGCCCTGCTCAATCATGTCGAGCAGCCGCACCTCATAGGCGATATCGGTGAACAGCCGATCCCTGCCCTGGTGCAGGAGCCCGGAATCCATGCGGTAAGCCGTGGCCGTGAATCCAACCACCTTCAGCAGCCCGGCGTTGATCTTGTTAAGCTCGTCGAGGAACGCCCGGTACATGCTGCCGTCATTCCGAGACAGCATGTGCGCCTCGTCGATGATCACCAGATCACAGCGCTGCACCTGTGCAGCGCGCCGGTAGATCGACTGGATACCGGCGAACAACACCTGCGATCGCAGATCCCGCTTATTCAGCCCCGCCGAGTAGATGCCGGCCGGAGCCTGCGGCCAGATGCGGAGTAGCGCCTGGAAATTCTGAGCAATCAACTCTCGCTGGTGCGTCAGCATCATGACGCGGGTGTCCGGATAGGCGTCGAGCGCGTTCTTCACGAATCCGCCGATGACGACCGACTTGCCGGTGCCCGTCGGCATGACCACCAGCGGGTTGCCATTCGAGCGCGAGAAATAGTCGTAGAGCCCGTCGATGGCGGCCTGCTGATAGGGGCGAAGCTCCATCACAGACCCTCCCGAGACAACCGTCGCTCGACAAGCCGCGCAGACAACACCGCCCCCTCCACCGCCGTGGTCACAACATCGACTAAACCTAAAGCGTTCGCACTCTCGTATTTTTTTTCAGCCAGACGCGCCTTCATCCCGCCAGCGTAAAGCGCGACATCGTCCGCAACCTGACGCGCGCCATCTGCGCGCCCCCGACCATACGCCAGCTGGCAGGCGCGGAGCGCGACCGCCACCGCCCACCAAACCACCAGACCGGGCGCGATGAACACCAGCGCCACCCAGCCAAGGGTTTCTATCGAGAGCCCCATCATGGCCCGCCATCCCGCCAAGACGACCCGTCCGCCAGGCGATACTCGACCCAGCCCTCGCCAGCGTCGGTCTGCTGCCCGTGGACTAGCCCCGGATTGTAGCGATGCGACCCGCAGCCCGAGCGCTGCATCTCGGTCGACAGAGCCACGCCGTGCTTGCCGCAGCGCCAGCCGCCATCGGTCGGAAGCACCTCCGCAAACAAGCAGGACCGACAATGTCGCTCCGGAAGCGCAGCCTCGTGGCACGCCGCGTGGTGCGAGCACATGCGGCAGACCCACCATGCCGCGTCCTCGCTGATCCGCCCCGGTGGCGTTTCTGCCGCGATCAGCCGCGCCGCCTTCGCCAGCAACCGCATGCCATGCGCCGCGTCGGGCTTCACCCGCTCGCCATAAAGCTCGTCGGTGTCTTTGTTGACCGCGAAATAAAAAAACCGATCTGGCGCGCCCAACGCCATGTAAGCCTGCATCTGGTCGTAGTGCTGGGGCTTCGATTTCTGCACGCCGTCCGCCACAAGTTTCTGAAACGACTTGCTGCTGTGGGTCTTGAATTCCAGCCCATGCCAGACCGTGCGCGCTTCGACGAGCCCGATCCCCGCCCCGTCCATGGACCCGCCGAAATGCCCGCTGGCATCGCGGAACTCCCACTGCCGTCCGGTCTCGGGATTGACCTCCAGCACCTGCACCCCGACCCGGCGGAGATCTGCTACAAACCGCGCCTCCGCCAGGTTCCCGGTGTCGAACAGCCGGAGCAGCCGCCCCCCATGCGCAGACCGAGTAGTCCACCGCCAGGTAAGCCAGATGTTCCGATCGCACTCGTGTCCGATAAGAGACGCACCGAGATGCGTCCGATAGCCGTCCCCTTGACCGCGCTCGTAGGCCGCATACACGGCCTCAACGGTCGGGCTGACAGCAGCAGGCAGCCGCGCCATGATCCCAGGCTCCGCTCAAGATTTCAGTATTGGGTGGGAGGGGGTGCCCGGGGCGGACGGGCCGCGAAACTCAGCCGCCCCGGGCCGCTAGGTCAGGCAGACCGCCGCCACGGCGGCGCGGCTTGCGCAGACGGCGGCCCGGCTTGCGCAGCACGCGCCGGAGCAGCAG